GCGCGGGTCCTAGACTTTTCCGCACAGCTTCATCCAGAAAACACAAAACGCGAACAACAGCTAATTGAAAGGAGGATCCACAAACATTTGGAAACGATTGTTGAGTATCTGGCAGTGATTCATGATGAGGAACTACCACAAAACCAATTGGAGGAAAACAGGGATGTTAATTCTTAAGCGTGATGTCAATGAAGGTGTGATTGTTTGGACAGAAAACAACCCAAACCAGCACCTGAAAATTAGTTTTAGGCGGTTGACGGATGGAACCTATCAAATGTGTTTTGATGGTCCTAAAAGTTTCAAAATCTTGAGAGAGGAAATATTTGATGACAACAGCATTAAAAGTGAAAAATAGCATTAAATCTGATGCAGTTCTGGTGCAGGGTGACCTGTCCAGCATGACTGATGACCAAAGGGCTGCTTACTATTTAAAGGTATGTGACAGCTTGGGTCTGAATCCACATACTGGACCATTTGAGTTCATCAAGCTGAATGGTGGCCTAAAACTTTACGCAACTAGGGCATGCAGTGACCAACTTAGAAAGTTGCATGGGGTTTCCTTAACCATTCACAGCAGGGAACTGGTTGATGATATTTACACAGTTGTTTCCAGGGCAGAGGATGCAGCAGGCAGGACTGATGAAGCATGTGGAGTTGTGTCAGTTAAAAACCTATCTGGTGAAGCTAGGGCAAATGCCTTGATGAAAGCTGAAACAAAGGCTAAGCGCAGGGTCACCTTGTCCATCTGTGGTCTTGGCTGGTTGGATGAAACTGAAGTAGAAACTATTCAACAAAATCAACCACCACAACAGCATTTAATGTTGGCAGCACTAAAACCTGAAAAACAGTTTTCTGCATTTAGGGAATTGTGTCTAGAAGTTGAGAACAAATTCCCTGGCACACTAGCCAAGATGCTGACCTATTACAAAGCAGATTCTGTGGAGTCTATGACACCCAGTCAGACCACAGAAGCCACTGCAAACCTTCAAAAGAAATTGGGGGTTTAAATGAGCATATTAGACTTAGCCAGTGGTGCCAAAATCCTTGAATTCTGGATGGAAAAGGAATCAGCAGAACTAGGGGAATTGGATCCAATTTTGGATGAATTACTGCAAGAACTGGAGGGAAAAATTGAAGATAAGGTCGAAAGTTATTGCAGGATTATTCGTGAATTAGAACTGACTGCCAAGGCGCGATCTGAAGAGGCTGCCAGAATTAAAGATCTGGCAGACAGGGACAGTGGAACAGTCAAGCAAATGAAAAATAGGTTGCAATATTTCTTTGGGCTGCAGGGGGTGAAGAAAATGGAAACCAAAACTTTTAAACTTGGCATCTGCACCAATGGTGGGCATCAACCATTGGAAGTGACAACACCACCTGAGGAACTACCAAAAGAGTTTCAAAAGGTGACTATTAGCGCAAACACTGAAACTATCAGGGAAGCATTAACCATGGGCACTTCCCTGCCTGGTTGTAAATTACTGCCCAGAGGCGAACATTTGAGGATCAAATAACATGTCATTTTCATTAGCAACACAGGTTGATTTGAAGGGTGGTTTACCTGCAAGGGTGGAAGAATTACCAGAAGGGCAACATGCAGGACTGGTAACCAAAACACAGGTAAAAACCATAGAGACAAAAAATGGGCCAGCAACATTATTTGAATTGGTTTTAAAGGTTTCTGACCAGCTTTATTCTCTGACTTATTGGTTGACCAGTGAAGCCAACCTAAAAAGGTGTCTGACCAGTTTAAAACGGATTGGGTTTGACTGTGATTCATGGGGTCCAAATTTTGGCAGGCCTTACACAGACGAACTGGAAGATGCTGGGAAAAAAATGACAGGGTGTCTTCTAAGTTTCAAAAGAGGTTCAAGCAATCAGGGCTATGCAACAATAGGTCTTGAGGGCTTGGATGAAAGTGAAAAACCAGCACCTGTTTCTGATGCAGACTTACCATTCTAGACCACCCATCAGGGGTGGCAAGGACTACTCATTTCCTTGGGCCTTTGATGGGGCTGCTGTACCCACCCAACAGCAGCAATCGCATTCATGAAATTCAAGCTGGTTAAGCCATATGAGATTGGCCTTGTAGTAGTACACCTGACTTGTTGTCAGACTAGCCAGCTTGATTTTATTTAAACACAAAGGGCATAAAATGAACTATCCATTTATTGAACCACTTCCACCAGATGAAAACAAAAAGATCCAAGATTTCTTTGACCGCTGTACGGATTTGATCAGGGAACGCGCTTCAACATATGCACCACCAGCAATCAGTTTGGGGAAGATTGCAGTTTATTGGTCTGAATATATTGGTGCTGAGATTAGGCCTTATGATGCTGCCATCATGATGGCATTGTTAAAAATTGCAAGGCTATCCCAAGGCCATCATCAAGACAGTTTAGAGGATGCAGCAGCTTATTTATCAATAGCAAATCTAGTCAAGGAGGATGACAAAAATGCTAGTGACTGTGACAAAAAACAATCCTTGTAAGATTTGCGGGAAACCTGACCAGTGCAGCCAGAGTGAGGATGGATTGGTTTGCTGTTTCCGTGAAGATTCACATCAGGATGGATATAGGCAGCACAAAAAAGGCACATCATCAGACGGCAGGTCATACACCATTTTTGCACCTGTAGAGGCATGGCACCCCAAAGCACTACCAAAAATCACCAATGAATTCCATGCCAAGGTTTATTCCCACATAATATCCAGGCTAAAATGTGAACCAGAAGAGCAGCAGGAACTGAAACGCAGAGGAATTTTAAATCATGATAATTATGGGTCTAGTCCATTCAATAATGCTGCTATCAGATCACAACTAGGTGCTGAACTGTTAGACCTGTTTGGCAAAGACATTTTTACAGTACCTGGGATCAGTAAAAACAACCCATCTGGGAAAGGGCAAAAACCATGGCTGGAAGGGCCAGAAGGTTTGATGATTCCTATTAGAGACTATGCAGGAAAAATCCAATGCATTGTCATAAGACCAAGGGTCACTGGGGACAGAAAGTATTTGTTTTTAAGTTCGACTAAACAGGGTGGTGCATCAGCTACACCAGCACTGCATTTTCCAGTCATGACTAAAAGCAAATATATAGACACCATGTGGATAACTGAAGGCGCACTAAAGGCTGATGCTGTTTCCAATCAGTTACCTATTATGGCTACACCTGCAAACAACCTAGAACCAGCATTTGCCTTCATGGAGTCTAACCCAGTTACAAAATATATTTTAGCCTATGATCAAGACCAAAATGAACAGGCTAGGCAAACAACCAGCAAAAATTTATTGAAGGCATTTGCGCGATTTTTAGATCATGACATTTCATTGGCAATCTGGGATGGGTCACAATCTAAAGGGCTGGATGATCTTTTGCAGGTGGGGGGCCAATATCAGATCCTTACCAGAGCAGATGCAATTTTATACCTGCAAAAATTTGTCAAAGTGGTGGATGATAGTGGCGAAACCATGCAAATTGAAACAGAGTTTTTCAGGACAGAATGGTCAGAGGCACTAAGTTTAAAGTCCAGATTTGGCAGAGACATGGCATTTATTCAAGAATGGAATGACTTTTTAGTCTGGAATGGGGCAATCTGGCAGCAGGACACCCATGGACCAGCAATCCTTTATAAAAAGCATTTAGATGAAAGATTAAATGCCCAAATGAAAACTGTGGAGAGTCTGCCAAAGGAAGACCAAATGAATGACAGCACCATTAAATGGTTGATGGGTGGTCACAAATTGTCCAGGCTAAATAATGTGGTTGGACACCTCAAATCAGAAAGTGATTTAAGAAAAAAGGTTTTAGAAATTCCAGTTATTAGAAATGTTTTGACCTGCCCAAATGGAACAGTGGATCTGGCCACAGGCGAATTAAGGAAAAATAAAAGGTCTGACTGGCAGCAATCCATTTGTCCCACAAAATTCAACCCTGATGCAAAATGCCAAAGGTGGTTGCAATTGCTTGATGATGTGTTTTTAGGGTCAGGTGACCTTATAAAATATGTGCAAAAGTTGTTTGGCATGGCTTTGACTGGGCAACCTAAAGACCATGTTTTTCCAGTTTTCTGTGGGGATGGTAGGAATGGAAAATCCACCATTCTTGGCACCATCCAGCAGGTATTAGGGGCAGGACTGTCTGCCAGTGTTGATTCAAACCACCTCTGCAAAGGAACAGACCGCCATCCAACATGGTTGGCTAGTTTTCATGGGAAGCGGTTGATGGTGGCACAGGAAACAGCCAGGGGTGCAGAATTAAATGTTTCGCTGGTCAAACAATTGACTGGTGGTGATCAGATTACCTGCAGGCGAATGCATGAAAATGAATGGACATTCCAACCAACACACACCCTGATTCTTTGCACCAATGAAAAACCAAACATTCCAGAAAGCAATTTTGCTATTTGGTCTAGGATTTCATTAGTCCCATTCAAAGCGCAATTTTCCACATCTAATGGAAATCTAGATACAACCCTGCCAATCAAGATTATGGAAGAATCAGAGGGAATTTTGGCATGGCTGGTGCAGGGTGCAATGCTTTACCAGAAAGAAGGTTTAGTCCAACCTGAAGAAGTGGTTTTGCAGGGCAAAGAGTACAGAGAACTGAACGATCCAGAACAGTCCATTACTGACTGGCTTAATCAGTTTAACTGGCCAAAAAAGAATGCTGATGGTGAAGATGATGTCAGATCCTCAGTGTTGTATCAGAACTACTGGGACTGGTGCTTGCAAAATGGAATACGGCACCTTGGCATCAAAAATTTTAGCATTGCCTTGACCAAAGAACACAGGGGATTGGTTCACAGGACCTTGCATGGTCTGAAAGTTTTTAGGAAAAAATAGGTAAGAGGGGTATTATTTTTGCAAGGTGTACTTGGTGTTTTTAGGGGCTAAAAAGGGTGTACTTGGGTGTACTTCATAAAATTTTAATCTGTTTGAATAGATAAAATGATAACAATAAAAGGTTTAGTCAATATGGGTTTAAGGTGTACTTGGTGTACTTGGAGCAGTTTTGGGTGTACTTGCTTTTATGAAGTACACCTCAACCAAGTTTTTATTAATAAAGAACTTAAGTGGCCTAGGGTGTACTTGGTGTACTTCTTTCTTCTTTTTAGTTTTTATAAAAAAACAAAGAAATATAGTATACGAGTATAGGTTATTTAGATTTATAAAAAATAACCCTTTTTCGGGTCACCAAGTACACCTCAACCCAATTTCTGGGAAAATGTTAATTTGGCTGATGTTGATAACTTTAAGGCATGGATGCCGTAATTTGTCAGGCTGACATGCAAAAAATTCAGATTGATTTCGATACCAGCACAATCAAATTGTTTAAACAAATTGGTGAAGCTAAAGCCGCTTGGTTTTCCCAAAACAATTGGGTGAATCATTTGTCCAGGCTAATCAGGTTTGGTCTATCTGTTACAGACGCGGAAAACTTCCAGCAATTTTTGGGTCTGGCTGGGGAAGCTGCTGTGTGGCAATGGTTGTGGGGTGACCTTGGAGAGTTCTGGGAACAGCAGGCATTTTTACATGAATCAAAGGCATTGTCAGATGGCGGGCAGGATCTACCAGGGCTAGATGTCAAGACTAGGGATTTGATCTACTTTTCAGATCCAGCCAAGCCAGATTTGCTGCTGACACCAAACAAAATAAACCCAAATGTTTATTATGTGCTTTGCATTGTTTTGCTAGACAAACCAATTGTGCCATTAGAATTAACAGTTCAAATTGCTGGGACTATCAGTGGTCAGACTGTTTTAGATAACCAAGACAAATGGTACGACCAAAAACTTCAGCGCATTGTCATATCCCAAGACAAACTGGCACCAATTCAAACCCTTAGGTGGGCTGAACACCACATCAACAGAAAGGCCGATAATTTGTGAGAACACAAGTCAAGGGTTCATGCAGGCACTGTGGCCGTTATGGGGTGGTGAAAAGGGGAATTTGCCTACCATGCAATGCAGCCAGTCTAGATGCTGAAGAACTTCTAATACAGATTGCACACCTGCAGGCAAAACTGGAAAAGGAAAAGCATTTAAAAAGATTGCTGGAATGGCAGCTAAAGAATGCAAAGCTAAGAATAAGCAGAATGAAAAAGAAGCCATAATCCTTACAGTTTTTCAAATCATGACCATTCGGTCACAATACCTGCATGAAACTGCAATTGCCGATTCCACCAAGTGTGAATCATATTTTCCGAGCGACTAGAAGAGGAACAGTCTATCGGTCTAAAAAATATCTTGAATGGCATAAAGCTGCAGAACTAATGGCATATGCCACCAAAAAAGGAAAACTAATCAACCCACCTTATGAAATAACCATGAACATTTTAGGTGGGTCAGGCTGGAGAAAAGACCGCGATTTGGATAACTGTTGGAAACCTGTGCTTGACCTGTTGCAACATTTGCAATTTATCCAAGAGGATAACTGTCAGCACATCACCAGACTGGTGGTCACCTACCAAAAAGGTGCAGGCAATCCTGCAGAATGTCATGTCCATATTAAGGGGATCTAATGCCAACAGAACCAAAGAAACACAACCTATTTAAAAAAGCACCACCAAGGGTGTCACCATGCAAAAGAGGGTATGACCACCACTGGAGAAAAATACGATTGGCCATCCTATCAGAACAGCCAGTATGTCAAGCATGTAAGGCCAAACCAGCAACAAATGTGGATCACATCACACCACTTTCAGAAGGTGGTGACAACAGTAAATGGAACCTGCAAGGCCTTTGCCATGCATGCCACAGCACCAAGACATGGAACGAGACCTTTAACAGGAAAAAAAGGTGAAAACCCATGTTTTCTGGGAAAATTTGCAAGTTTGGTAGGTGGGGCAAGGGTAGGGGGGGTCGGATTTCAGGTGTTTTAGCGTCCGATACCATCTCGAAAAAAACGGCATTTTTGCATGATTTTTAGGGCATTTTTAAGGCTATTTTAATGAACAGAGGCAGAAAACCTATTAAGAGACAGTTATTGTCCTTGAATCCTAACCCTAGGCCATCCACAGTTAACCCATCACCCATTGAATATTCAGTGGATGATCCAAGGATGCCAGATTGGTTGGATGAAATTTCAAAAACCAAATGGCATGACCTGATGTCAGGGTTAAAACCCATGTCTATTTTGTCCCCTGTGGATGCTGATGGTGTGGCTGTTTATTGTGCCATGTATTCACAATTAGTCAGATGCCAGCAGCAAATTAATTCCAGTGGTGGATTTATCAGGGAAGAAGGCAGGCCGTTAAAATCAGATCCGGCAGTGGATCAAATGACATCACTTTCTGCCAGACTTTACACCCTAGGCAAATCACTTGGGCTGTCACCATTAGCCAGGTCAAAGTTGGTTGCCGATCCAGTCAGGAAGGAACAAAACTGGTTAGAGGATTTATGTGGTGTGACTAAGGCGAAAAATGAAGAGGACTAAAAAAGCCACCACTAAAAAACAGCCATTGATTATTCCCTTTATTGAAAACGCATTACGGCACCATAAAGGGGAATGGTCAGGGCAAAAATTCAGGTTGCAACCGTGGCAGGTTGAAATCCTTCAAGATGTGTTTGGAAGGGTAGATAAAAACGGCAATAGGATCATCAGGCAGGTTTATTTGGAAATTCCCAGAAAGGCTGGCAAGACAACCCTAGCTAGTGCAATTGCCCTTTGGCTTTTGATAGAGGGTGAACCAGGTGCCGAAATTTATTCTGCAGCAGCTAGCAGAGAGCAGGCACACATTTGTTTTGATAGTGCTAAAAACCTAATGGCAAGCTGTCCACCATTAGCAAACAAGTTGGAAATTTACAAAAATACAATCATTTATCCTGCTACAAAATCAGTCTACAAGTCAATATCTGCAGACGCTCACACAGCCCATGGGGGGAATCCACATGGCATTATTATTGACGAATTGCACACACAAAAATCGCGTGAACTTTATGATACTTTGATGACTGGCACAGGTGCTAGACGGCAGCCATTATGTGTGATGATCACCACAGCAGGGCAGGACAGAACCAGTTTTTGTTATGACATGCATTGCTATGCACAAAAGGTGTTAGACGGAACCATAGTTGATCCAACTTTCTACACCAAAATATTTTCAGCAGAGACAGAAGAAGATTGGACAATTGAAGCAACTTGGAAAAAGGCAAACCCAGGTTTTGGGGTCACAGTTAAAGCATCATATTTCACCCAGAAAGTGCAGGAATGTAAGGACAACCCAGCATTAGAGGCAGCTTTCAGGCGAGACCATCTAAATCAATGGATCGAGACTGATGTCCGTTGGATTTCCCCACTTAAGTGGGATGAATGCTTAATACCAGAACCAGACCTATTAGGCAGGGAATGTTATGCTGGTTTGGATCTGTCTGCCACTATGGATCTAACAGCATTTGTTTTGTTTTTCCCTGCATCCCATGCAGATGAACCACATTATGTGATGCCATTTTATTGGGCACCTGAACAGGCATGCCTACTTAGGGAAAAACTGAATAAGTTTAAAATTGATCCATGGATAAAAGCTGGATGGATTTTTAAAACAGAGGGAAACAGGGTTGATTATCGAACAATTAAAAAAGCCATTTTTGAATTGGCCGAACAGTATAAGATTTTAGAAATTGCTTATGACCCATGGCATGCAGACCAAATCATTCATGAATTAACAGAAGATTTCAGCATGGTAAAATTCGGTCAAACACCAGTAAATTTGTCACCACCCACAAAAAAATTAGAGGAATTCATTCTCACAAAACAAATTGCACATGGTGGGAATCCAGTGCTGAGATGGAACCTTGGGAATGTTGCCTGTGCATTGGATGATAATAATAACTACAAGTTGTCAAAAAAGAAATCTCGTGACAAGATAGACGGAATTATAGCCACTGTTATGGCAGTAGGCAGATGGCTGGCTAATGGTGGAATGGAAACTAGTGAAGGTAAACC